CTAACAGGAAGTGGGGCTACATCAGTAAGTGGTACATATCCAAACTTTACAATCAGTAGTACTGATACAAATACAACATATGGCGCAGCTACAAGTACAGTACTTGGTCTAATTAAACTAGAAGACGACACAGTTCAATCAGTTGCAGCAACCGCAATAAGTGCTACAGCAGGTAGAACATATGGCGTACAAGTAAACAGTGCAGGTCAAGCAGTTGTTAACGTACCTTGGGTTGACACAAACACAACTTATGGCGTAGCTACTACAAGTGCAAATGGTCTGATGTCTTCAACAGACAAGAGCAAGCTAGATGGTATCGAGTCAGGGGCAACTGGTGACCAGACTGCGGCTGAAATCCTGACTGCAATCAAGACTGTGGATGGTGCAGGTTCCGGCCTTGACGCCGACCTGTTGGATGGCTTAAGCAGCGCATCTTTCTTGCGGGCTGATGCGAACACTGCGACCACAGGATATTTACAAGCAGAAGGGTTTGTGAACACTGCTGGAGGATCACTTTCTATCTTCAACCCTCAAGGCGCAAGCTATGCGACCACCACCACCACGGTAACTGGCGCTATCAAAATCACTTTGCCGCAATCATGGACCAATACCATGATGCGAATGACTATTCGTATTTACGAATATGCAACAAATGAAGCGTTTGAGGTTGTTTGTGGTGGCTATAACTATTCGCCAAGTGCAACTTGGGCCAATAGTCCGTTTGCTTATATCATCGGATCGCCAAATGTGAACCGCAACTTCACTGTGCGTCTTGGGCATGATGGCACATATTGCTGCGTTTACATCGGTGAAACAACAAGCACTTGGTCTTATCCACAGGTTGCAGTAACGCATTTTGTTGCTGGTTATAGCAATTACGATGCGGACCAATGGAACGACAACTGGGCTGTTGGTTTTGCAACGACACTTGGGACAATCACAGCCACGATTACCAACTCTGAGATTGGCCGTTATTTGGACGGTAACGTGGTTTGGCATGGCGGTAACGATGGCGCTGGATCAGGCCTAGACGCTGATACACTTGACGGCGTACAAGGTGCTAGTTTCTTACGCAGCGATGCAACTGATACCGCGAGCGGTGTTATTACATTCAGTAATGCCACAGCATCAACATCAACAACTACTGGCGCAGTGAAGATTACTGGCGGATTAGGTGTTGGCGGAGCAATTTATGCCGGCGGTGATGTTACAGCTTATTCAGACGAACGACTAAAAGACAACATTGAAACAATCACAAATGCAGTAAATAAAGTTGACCAACTACGTGGTGTTACATATACACGTAAAGAAGATGGCATTGCTTCAACTGGTGTTATTGCGCAAGATGTGGAAAAAGTTCTACCACAGGCAGTAACAACTGATGAAGATGGTATGATGTCAGTTAAGTATGGCAACATGGTTGGCTTGCTAATTGAAGCAATCAAAGAACAAAACGAAACAATTAAGGGTATGCAAGCAGAGATTGCTGAACTTAAGGCTAGACTTAACAACTAAGTTATTGTATAGTAAAAATTAAATAAATATACTAGTATGCAGAGTTGTATACTTTTAACGTTAAAAGTAAAATGAGGAGTCTCATAAATGGCATTACCAGCAACGGGTGCGACAATTACAATGGGTCAGGTTCGCGACTATTTTAGTTTGTCAGGCACTGTGACTCTATACCAGTTGGGTACTTTCATTTCACCAAGTGTAACAACAAACATTTCATTGTCAGCAACATTTGGCGGATGGCAGAACCCTAACTCAACAGGGGCAAGTCCATAATTTATGATTTAAGAGCGTTGTCTTCATTAGTGTTGACAACGTTCTTCTTTCACATTATAAATAAAATTACATAAAAACTCAATAAATTCACAGGAGAAAAATATGAGTATTAGAACACGATTTGAAATCGAGACATTTCTATTAGGCGCACATCCTACTAAATCTCGGCAAGCAAAACAACTAGTAACCGAACTAGAACAAGCAAAAGCACAAGACCATCCAGATCTTCCAGTACTAGAAGCAGTATACGCAGACTTTTCATCAGAAAATGATGTTGAAGCACTACTATCAGCAATTGAAACTGAAGAAGAAGAATACTGGGTTAAGCGTCTAGCAAGACTAGCTGCAATTGATATTCTAACAATTGGTAAAGTACAGCCAGAACATATGAACTATATGGCAGCACTAAGTGATGAAGCATTCGCTGCATGTGTTAAGAGTGCTTCACTGATGGCTAAAACAATGAACGAACAAGTTCGTGAAATTGAAGCAGAACTAAGCTCAGAACTTTCAGAATAAGTTAAAACATGGTATCGATACCAAACTATCTATACCGTGCAGATAAGAATGCGCGAGTTGCGATATGCGTTCCTGTGCGTGACTACGTGACTGCCGCGTTTTCTTTCAGTCTCGCTATGCTCTTAAAAAAGTGTGGCGAGACTGATCGTAAAACATCATTACATATGGTAATGGGCAGTGAGATAGCAAGTCAACGACAGCAACTAGCAACTGAAGCATTATCTACAGAATGCACACACATTCTTTGGCTTGATAGCGATATGCGTTTCCCCAATATTACATTGGAAGCACTATTATCACACGACAAAGATATTGTTGCGTGTAATTACAGCACACGTGTAGAGCCACATATGCCAGTAGCATTTACTAGCAAACAAAACATGGGTGAAAGACTTGGTGCAGATGTAGGATTAAATAAAGTAGCAGCCGTTGGAATGGGATGTATGCTAGTAAAACGCAATGTTTTTGAAAGCATGTCACTACCTTACTTTGGCGTTGAATGGAATCAAGACTATACGAGTTTGATTGGTGAAGATTTGTATTTTGCTAACAAAGCAGATCTTGCTGGATATGATATTTGGATTGATTCAGATTTAAGTAATAGAATTGCTCACATAGGAACAAGAGCATACACATTAGAGGGTGATTGTACATGATTAATTTAGAGAGATCAGCATTATTTGACTACAAAGGTCAAACTGTAATCACACCTTGGGACAGATTAAAGAAACACATTTTTCAATCATATCCAATACACATGACAGACCGCGTCATTACAGAAGATCATTTGTTAGAAATAGCACGTGAATATGAAGACCGTGCTGACATGATTTGGATTGTAGATCAAAGCATTAAAACAGTAGCGGACTTTCCATGGCATTACCGCCCTAGTGATCTTGGTAGAAACTTTATTCATGAATTCCCAAGAGTGACACGCAGAAGTAAACGTCCAATGCTTTGGGGAGATGTAAGACTAGTGCCAACAGGCGGAGTAGCACACGGCACTTTTAAAAACAAAATCATTGCCACATATCATGAAGCAGACTTTGACATTGTAATGTTAAGTTATCATGAAAGTGAAGCAGATGCAAACTATCAGAGACTGGTAGCACGTTTCCCAGATATTAAACACGTTAAAAACGTTAAAGGCATTGCTGAAGCACACCGCGAAGCAGCACGTATTGCTGAAACTGAAATGGTTTGGATCATTGACGCTGACGCAGACATCCTGCCTAGCTTTAACTTTGATTATATTCCGCCAATGGCAAATCGTAAGAATACAACGTACAGTTGGTTTGCACGTAATCCAGTAAATGGATTGGAATACGGATACGGTGGTATCAAACTTTTCCCACGCGAACAACTATTGGAGATGGGACACGAACTACCAGACTTTAGTACTGGTGCAGCATTTTACCAACCTGTTCGCGATGTTGCTAACATTACTAGCTTTAACAAGGACCCATTCCGCACGTGGCGTAGTGCCTTTCGCGAATGTGTTAAACTGTCAAGTAAGATCAATCCTAACCAAAAGGATAGTGAGTCAGAAGAACGACTAGAGACTTGGTGTACTGTTGACAATGGCGCACGTTTTGGCCGCTATTGTATTAAAGGTGCTATTGAAGGTCGTGAATACGGTATTGCTAACAAAGACGATGTTGAAGCACTAAACAAGATTAACGACTTTGAATGGTTGCGTGAACGCTTTGTTGAAAGCATGAAACAGCGTACAGTCAGAACAGATGATTAAAATAAAGAACCCGCCTAGTGCGGGTTTTTTGTTGAAAAAAATTCAAAAAAAAGTAAAAAAGGCGTTGACAAACCAAGACACATTGCTTATATTAGTATTGTAGGAAGCAAAAGGAACCTAGCTCATGATGACCTTCGAAGAGATCAGCAAAGACCACTTTATCGCTACCAATAGCATCAAATCAGTTCGTATCTCAAAAGTATACGGCGGTAACTGGATGTTGTTTACTCCTGAAGGTCGGTTGCTTGACGAGTTCACTTCTGCCGGTCCTTTTGTAGAATTTGAAGCTGCTAAACGCAATGCAGAAATGAATGTTGGTATGTATATCAAGTTTGAGGAGACTGTATAATGTCCTACAATAAAGAAGCAGTTGAGAAGGCAATCAAAACTTCTCGAAAGCCTATCTCTGGTAAAGAAGCAAAACTCATTCATGCTCTACTGAAAGGTCGCAAATAATGTATCGTGTAAACTTTAACATGGCTGGCTTCGTGTTTGACGAATATTTTGATGATTACGCTGATGCACAATCGTTTGCAAAAGATCGACAAGCAGTTGGGTTCCAAACCCTAATCACAAAGGTAAAATAACATGGCATATTACGTTCGTGTAGATGGTGAGATTGTATTAATTGCTACTCGTAAATCTGATGTTGACGATTTGGTAAGATCAATGAAATTCGACCCAACTATAAAATCAAAAAAAGTTACAGTTTCTGAAGAATAACTCTTGACAATGTCAAGACACATTGCTTATATTAGTATTGTAAGCGTTAGAGAAAAGGACACGCGAAATGACTAAGATTGATACTAAAACTAAACTTGAATACGTTGCACTGATAATTGAAGAAGTTAAAAAACTTGGTTCCGACTTTGTTTTCCGTAATCAGATTACTCACATGCTTCTTGACATGGGAATTGAACCTAATGGCTACATGTTCAAAAAACTTGAAGAAAGTTCATTAGTCAATGAAAAAATCAAAGTCAAAGGCGCGGTCAAGTACGCTTAATTGAAACTATCAAGCCAATTAGAACCATCCGCAGCACAGTTGTTGTGGATGGTTTTTATTTTCTTTATGATATCTTTATTAAATAATTGTGCCTTAACACCAGGATGCAGTGGACGCGGCCAGTTACCAATTTTAACCCAGCAAAAGCCATCGCTTTCGTTATTCAATACTGGTACAAACTCTTCGTATACAGCGACAACAAAAGTATTGTAAGTAAACTTTTTATCAGGACTTGTAAACTTATTCAGCGGATAAACTTTTTCCACACCTGGTAACATACCAATCTCTTCTTCTAGTTCACGCAATAATGTCTGTATAGGACGTTCAGCCTTCTCGCCCTTACCTCCAAAGAAGCCCCAGGTGCGAGGGTGACTAGATTCATTACTACGCTGTTGTAGCATAACACGCCCAGTATCAACTGCTAAAAATAAACAACCACTGGCTTGCAATGTTACACCTTAACCGCATTAGAATATATCATGGTTTTAAAATCTTGCCATTTGTACATTGCGTTTGATCTATGCAGTGGCATATACCAAAACCAATAAGTAGTACCAAAATCATTAAACTTGCTAGTGTTCATATGACCAGGCATATCTTGCTTATTCCAGAACATCTCTTCCATACGTTGATATATAAGTTTCGCATGATAATTGGTTATCTGCATCGGTTCTAAATCAAGTAACGACTCTTCTATTTCTATATCATCCCTAGTTTCGTGTAATTCCCTAATAAAACCAAAACTATTTACGTCTCTAGATAATTGATGCCTGTTATTATTTAATATAGTTTCTAATGCATATTCAGGTCGTTCATAAGTAATAGGAGATTTAGTTATTATAACTTTTGATACGTTTGGATATTCATCTACTAGAGCCGCAATATGTATTGGCAAAAAAATTAAATTAAAAAAACTAATTTCTATATGTACTACATCAACAGACGGCATCACTTCTACTAACCAGTCTTGACTATTCTCATAAAAATCAGGACCTTGGCGTGCTAGCATTTCATGTATACACATATGCCCTAGATAATCTATATGATTTAATCCATTCTCGTCTGTCCAGTATGCCATTATAGATATATCCTCCAATAACCCGCCTTATAAACACCTTCGTAACTGTTGAACCAGTCAGTGCCATTCCACTCCAATTGGTCAGCTGACGTAGCGTTATAAACATAATGTTGCCCACTAATACTTGAAGCATCAAAAACAACAATCCAGCCGCTGCCGTTGTACTGAACTATATCATTAACTTTACCATCAACAGCACCCCAAGCCCCGCCAGTTGGCATATCACTCTGTAACAAATATCTCTGTCCTGCTTCCGCCACTGGCACAACTCCATCTCCTGGAAAGTTTCTAGCAGGATTAATAACACCTGTAATTGGCGATAGTGTGTTTGACGGTAATGTATCAACATCAATGTCAACTATTAATGCATTAGGATCAGTAGGATGATAACTCAAACGTCCAATGATGTCGTTATCTGTGTCTCCTGGATTATTTGATTTACGCAGACGGAGTTGACTAATACCTTCTCGTAATGCACCAAACGGTATTAGAGCATTTTGCCATTCAAGAGTGTTGCCACCATCATCAGTTGTTACACCGGCGCTGTTTAACAAGTAGGCATTTCCGTCAATATAACGCAACTTACGATCTTCAAATGTTATGACAGTATATTGTAGTGTTGAAGTATCAAATGGCTCTTGATTTTTAAACGCATCTAAATCAGCATCATCAAGGTTATACAGTTCATTTAAAACAGTGTGAATAAGTTTTTGTTGCTTTACTTTCGCAGGCGGGTTAATCCAGATAGGCATTTCAAATGTAAGTGTAGCAACATCAATAATATCGTCAATACTACTGCCAACACTGCGACTGCTCCAGATGGTGTTTGTCATTTCAACATACGCAAGTCTTGACCAATCAAGCCCATTGCTGGTTGTCTGAATGTTTAGTGTTGGGTTAAACAGTACAAGTATCTGCTCAAGTAATTGTAATTTCTGATCAGTATTACTGGTCCAGACATCACAATTCATTACCAGCTTATAAGGAACTGGCATGTGTCTTTCAACAGTATATGTTCTACCTACCTCATTTAAATACTCACCAGTGGCTGGATCAATCTTCTTTTCATATATTGGTAATTTTTCTATATGTGTTTGGTCCATGCGATATGATGGACTCATGTCTAAACTTGTCACATAGCAGCTTACAAACGGAACAGTGTTGGTAACGTTCTCGCTGTTTTCACGCTGAATGTGTGCTGCCATACGGCTAATATCACCATAACGAACAGGCACCTTTTGAAAGATCGGAAACCGATCATCGCTAACACCCATTTGCACACTAAATCCACTAAACAAGCGAATGAACTGTTGGATATATCTGCGTATTTGTTTATCGTAAAAGTAATCTGCCATCATTCAAAATCCGTCTTTGGTGTTATAACTTGACTCAGTGGCTGACGTTCTGGGAACTCTTGATTGTCCACAACAGTTGTGTTATTGTTGTTAATAAAGCTACCTGCGTTGTATGTTCTATCACTCCAAGTAACATCGCTAATATTGTCGTATAGTCTATGCCAACGACTACCACGGAATACAAACAATCTGTTTGGAGTAAAGTCTGTTCTTATAAAGTAATCGCCATCGTTTGGCTCCTGTGGGAACTGATCGCCAGTCTGAATAGTTTCGCCATGATCATATTCTTCAGTGGTATCTGCTACTCCAAACAAATGTTCAGCCAGTGGAATACCCAGTGGATCAGCAGCCTCAGCACTTGCTACAATAGCATCACTAATATTGATCTCTGTTTTGTAGCTACTAATTTTGTTCTTTAAGCTATCTGGATCACCAGCAGTACCAAGAATGTCAGCGTATTCTTGTGTATCTGTAAGTGGGCTAACTTTAACCCGCCAGATATGCGGATACCAGGTCTGACTAAAACCTTCACTACCACGGTTGGCGTCCTGTACTACATAAAACTTGTTTACAGCATCACGATCATGATTTAACAGCAAGTCATCACGCAAGTGCGGCAACTCAAATACATCACCTGGCATAATCTTACGACCTAACTTTTCAACCATGTCGTTAATGTGGAATGTAATAAACAGTGTATCGTTTGTCAGGAACAACCCAAACTGGCTCAAGTCAAAATCATTGTCACTTACGTTGTATACGCCACGTAACTCATAAATGTCAGGATCATACTTGCGGTCACGATTTTCCATGAACAGTAGGTCTTGTATCTTTGTTTCGTTGATCCAGCCTTCTGGGTTGACTTCAATGCCAAGTGTAGGATCTAACTCCAGTCCACTGCCGTAGTTTGGTTCAGTAGGATCATTGCTGTTAAGCGTTTGTTTTGGGCCAACATATTTGTGTATATGAACAGCAGTGCCGCCAATATCAAACTGCTCACGAATATTTCTATCCATGAACTTGTAATCGTTGCCCTTAAATGGTTTGTAGAGACTTAAACGTGGCATATTTTTCCCCTTATATCGTATTTAGCTATTGACAAGCATTACGTAATGCTTTATAGTAAGATGTAAACAGAAACACTGGAGACTAAAATGGCTAAAAGTATTGGTGTCAAGATCCCTAAGAAAAAACCACGTGCTAAAGTAAACCGCAAAACTGGCTTTGCTGATCCAGTGTGGACTGGGTGGGAACGCTGGAGCGGTGAGAAGTTTCACCGTGAAGTAGACCGTTTGAAGTTCATGTACTACAACCAGGTTGATCCAAAAGATCTGATGCCTAGCGTGTATCACTGGATGAAAGAAAACGGTTATACTCCCAAGCAGATCAAAGCAGCAAAGGCAGTTTGGATTAGCCCCAATGTTGCTATCCAAACCAAGCTACTGTCAACTGGTATGCCAGCATACAATCCCAAACACGCAGAATACTGGGAGTCACTTCCTGGTACTGGTGACGAGATGAAGCCTGTCACTGACTTTGTTAAAAAGTATGTTGACCAGGCTGTTGCTGAGGGCATGAGCAAAGTAGCTGAAGTTGAAGCAAAAGAAAAAGCCAAAGCTAAAACGCATACTCCAAGCATTCAACAAGTTATGCGTGAAACAGCAGCCAACATGGCTGAAGCGATTGACGATGTAGTTGAGGACTTCATTCGCACTAATGATCCTGGCGTTGTAAAAGAGTTTGACCCAAAGTCAGTGCTTGTCAAAGTTCAAGCAAAAGCTAATCATGCTCGTATTATTCGTAAGTTTTACGAAGGCGACTATGCGGAGATGCAGCTCGTTAACAATGTACCCAGTGCCAGTCAGCTTAAAAAGATGACTGAAAAGGAGCAGGACGAGTGGGAACAGATCAAAGAAGGCTATTCCCACTATAGCACTGCCCAAAAGAAAGCAGCACTTGAACTGTTTAAGAAGATCATTGACGCTTGTGATATGATTATCGCAGAACAGAAAGTAACCAAGGCACCGCGCAAGATTAAAGCCAAGAGCCCTGAACAACTGACTAGCAAACTCAAGTTTAAGATTAGCGATAACGATTTGGCTATTACTAGTGTACCACCTGCACAGCTAATTGGTGCGGTTGCGGCAGTAGTGTATAACACTAAGAATCGTAAACTGGGTGTTTATATTGCTGAAGATGAAGCTGGGTTTGATGTTAAAGGCACCAGCCTAACTGGCTACAATGAAAAGACTAGCCAGCAAAAGACATTGCGCAAACCAGCGGAAGTAGTGGGCAAGTTTAAGAAAACAACCAAACCCAAGATGTTGCGAGAGTTTGCGGACATTAAGACTACTGAAACATTGCTCAATGGCCGCTTTAACGAAGAGACGATTATCCTAGCAGTGTTTAAGTAAAACAACCACATATACTAAGACGTAGGGAGGCTCACGCCTCCCTTTTCTTATAAATAGTAGTAAGGAGATCTATTATGAGCGCAAAAAATGATTTGATCAAAGAAATGGAACTACGCCTTGGTGGCGGCATGGTTGATGTAGAGCTTGACCCAGAGCATTACGAATTGGCTATTAAAAAGAGTTTAGCAAAATATCGTCAACGTGCAGAAAACGCAGTTGAGGAAAGTTTTGTATTTCTACCAGCAGTTTCAGAAGTCAACGAATACACATTGCCAAACGAAGTAACTGAGGTTAAAGACATTTATCGCAGAACTTCTGGTGGCATGGGTATTGGTAGCGGTAGTGATTTTGAACCATTCTATGCCTCATATATGAATTCATATCTACTGGGATCTGCAAGAGCAGGCGGGTTAGCATCTTATGATTTCCTTATGCAAAACCGCGAAACTATGGGTAGGCTGTTCGGATCAGAGATATTGTTCACATGGCGCCCACAAGATCACCGCATTATCCTACATCGTAAGCTAAAAACGGACGAAACACTAGTGTTGCACGTTTACAACTATCGTCCAGACGATAACTTGCTAAACGATAACTATGCTGGTCCATGGATCAAAGACTATGCGTTTGCACACGTTAAGTTAATGCTAGCTGAAGCACGTGGCAAGTTTAGTCAGATCGCAGGCCCACAGGGCGGTACAACAATGAACGCCGATACACTACGCAGCGATGCACAGGCAGAGATGGACAAGTTAGAAGTAGAGCTAACATTGTACAATGATGGTAGTGCAGGATTAGGCTTTATTATTGGATAAACTGCTAAGTTAACCCTATTTCAGCATGTTTTTCAGGGGTCTGCTATAAATAGTAGTAGAACATAGATTCTCGAATTTACATGTAAAAAGATAAGGAGAACTTTAAAAAATGGCAAATCTAGTTTCACCTGGAGTACAGGTTTCAGTAACAGATGAGTCAGTTTACGGTCCAGCAGGTTCAGGCACAGTACCAATGTTATTCATTGCTACTGGCGAAAACAAAGCAGACCCAACTGGCACAGAAGCTGACGGTATCGCTAAGTATACCAAAGCATCACAAGCCGGAAAACCAGTCCTTGTCACATCACAACGCGAACTAACACAATACTTTGGGAATGTCGACTTCCGCAAAGTAGCTGGATCAGTAGTGCAGGGTGACGAAACAAACGACTACGGTCTTCTAGCAGCATATTCTTTCCTAGGTCAAAGTTCAGCAGCGTACATTGTACGTGCAAACGTTGACACAGCAGCACTACGTCCACAATCAAGTGGGCCAGTAGGTCCAGCTGCAAACAATACATACTGGCTAAATCCAGCAAATACATCATATGGTTTATTTGTATACAATGGTTCTAGCTGGGTATTACAAACACCAACAGTAGAAATCACAACAGGCGGCGGCGGCCCATCAGTGACAGTAGTTAATGGTAATTACCTAGTAGTAATTGATAATGGCGCAACATCAACAGAAATTTCATACTGGATTGGTCAAGGCGGCAATTGGGTAGCCCTAGACAGCACATGGAACGGCGGCGGCGCCCTAAGTGCAACTTATGCACCACACTATTCACAACCAGCAGCCGCCGTCGCAGGCGATGTTTGGGTTAAAACAACTCAGCCAGGTGGTGGTCTAGACTTAGATCTAAGTCTATATACTACATCAGCAGGTGATTTTATCCAACAACAAGTTCTATATGTACAAACTGCAAGTCCATCTGGTGCGTCATCAGACGTATTCCAAGATGGTAGTGTTGGCGCAACACGTAATTTATTAGAAGGTGATATTTGGGTATCAGTTCTTGATGGTGCATTGGGCATTGCTCGCTATGATGCTACAAATTCAGAGTGGGATGATATCGCAACTGATGATTCAGTAGCAACAGGCGGATTTGTAATCGCAGTATCAACTTCAGAACCAGTAGGCAATCCTACTGACGGCACAGTTTGGTACGATCCAGATTTAAACCAACTAGAAGTTTTTGAAATTGCACTTGATGGTGGCGCAAATAAATGGGCGCGCATCGAAGCAGTAACATATAGTTCAGTAGCACCATCAGGTGCTACTGCTGGAGATTATTGGGTTAATACAACTGGTGAATATCCAACCATTTATCGTCATAATGGTGCTGACTGGGTACTAAAAGATAACACAGACCAAGCAACAAATGCTGGCGTAGTATTTGGTGATATCTATGCAGATGAAACAAATGCTGGCGATTATGTTGCATCAGTTGATGTTCTACCAGGTGGTCCAAACCCACTAATCTTCCCAGTAGGAACAACAGGCATTAACATGTGCCGTTCAGGTGGTACAGTCCGTGTATACGATGCAAGTCTAGGTACAACTTGGAAATGGCGTAACCTAGCAGGCAATCACGCAGACGGTTCAGGCGCATTTGGCCGCAAAGCACAGCGTAAAGTTGTCGTTACAGCAATGCAAGCAAGTGCAAGTGGCACAGAGCTACGTGAAGATACAGTACAATTCCGTCTACTAGCAGCACCAGGTTACCCAGAACTATTTGACGAAATGGTAGCACTAAACAGTGATCGTAACGAAACAGCATTTGTTATTGTTGACGCACCATTCCGTGCTAACCCAACAGCAGCAATTGCTTGGGTACAAGGCACAAGTGCAACTGAAAACGGCGAAGATGGTCTAGTAGGACGCAGCACATATGCAGCAGCATACTATCCAAGTGTTCTAACAACCAACCCAGCAACTGGCGATAGTGTTGTTGCTCCAGCATCACACAGTGTACTTTACACATATGCTTACAGCGATAACGTTTCATACCAATGGTTTGCGCCAGCTGGTTTGACACGCGGTGTTGTACAAAACGCTTCAAACGTTGGTTACATTAACGCAGAAGGTGACTTTGTAGCAGTTTCACTAACACAAGGTTCACGTGATACAATGTATGAAAACAAGCTAAACCCAATTGCTCGTTTCCCAGCAGAAGGCATTATCGTGTTTGGTCAGAAGACACTAGCAGCAGGTGCAAGCGCACTAGACCGTGTAAACGTAGCACGTCTAACAGCTTACCTACGCGAGCGTTTTGCAGTTATTGGTCGTCCATACTTGTTCGAACCAAATGACACAAGCACACGTAGAAACGCAAAAGGCACATTTGATGGCTTCATGGGCAACATCCTAGCACAACGTGGCATATATGACTTTGCTGTTGTGTGTGATGAAACAAACAACACACCAGCACGTATTGACCGTAATGAGCTATGGATTGATGTTGCAATTGAACCAACAAAAGCAGCGGAATTCATCTACATTCCAATCCGCATTGTTAACACAGGCGAACTAAGCTAAAATATAGCTTAAAATTATAGTAAATAGGGCGGTAGAAATACTGCCCTATTTTTTTGAGCAAAAAGCATAAATACATTATATAAAACAAACCTTAAAGGAGATTTATAAATGGCTGTAACAGTAAACTTTGGTGTCCCAACAGAACAGACTGGTGGCACACTTATGCCAAAACTACAATACCGTTTCCGTGTTTCATTCACAAACCTGGGCGGTCAAGGTACAACTGGTTCACTAGTAACACGCAACGTTGTTAGTGTAACACGCCCAGCTCTAGATCACGAGGACGTAACAGTTGATGTTTACAACTCAAAAATTCGTTTAGCTGGTAAACACACATGGCAAGATGTAACTCTTGTAATTCGTGATGACGTCAACAGTGACGTTATGTCGTTTATGGGCAACCAGATGGCTCGCCAAGTAAACCATGCAACACAAGCATCAGCAAAAGCTGGTGAAGATTATAAGTTCGGTATGAAGATTGAAATGCTTGACGGTTCACAAACAGACAACGTAATTGATACATGGACACTAGCAGGTTGCTTTATCCCAAGTATCCAATACGGTGATCTAAACTATGCAACAAGTGACGTAGTGCAAATTACTGCAACCATTCGTTATGATAACGCATCTAACGAAGGTGCAGGTGGTAATGATGTACTAGCATTTGGAACACCTGGAAAGGGTGATATCGCCGTCGGCGGCAACAACTAATAGAGACGCTTAAATGAGCAAGTTTCTAGGAGGAATAGCGGCAGATATCTACAGCCAGAGCAAATCAGGTAGCAGCAGCACACAGTCATTTATACCTAGAAGCAAGTTTCAATTCAGTGTTGAAATTGATTATCGCGGAGGGTCTGGAAATGCCATCCAGACCCTTCAGCTTACGAGAATTTCCGAAGTTCAGATGCCGGGCGTTATCTTTAAAACAACCATCATGAATCAATACAACAAAAAGCGTTTAGCTAATACTGGCGTTGACTATACTCCAATTTATATTAGTGCTTATGATACACGTGATGCACAAATTGAAGACTTCCTTAAAAAATACGCAGCATACTATTATGATGGTCCAATGAATGATACTTTTGGAAGAGCACAATTAACTGACGATATTATACAGGACAGTTTTGTTTTTGGAGCAAGTCAACGTGGCTTGAAATTACAAGACTCAAGATTCTATATTCAAAAAATACGTATTAAAAGAACGTCAAGTTCAGAAGACAACAACGTAATAACTTTGTTTAACCCTTTAATTACTGCGGTTCAAGGTGATACACTAAGCTATAGTGATAGTAATCCTGTACAGTATCGCATAGAATTTGCTTATGAGGGCTATGACATAAAAACATTGTAAGGATATAGCACATGGCTAAATTCCAAAATGGCGAATATGTGCCACAAAATCCAAGTAAATATATAGGCAAAGGAACGCCGCGTTATAGAAGCGGATGGGAATTAGCTGTATTTCGTATGTGCGACAATCATCCTGCCATATTAGGCTGGGGCAGTGAAACTCATCGTATACCATATAGGCATCCTATCACTGGAAAAAATACAACCTATGTACCAGATCTGTTAATAGTATACCAGGATCGTAATGGACAAAAACGTGCTGAGATAGTAGAAGTAAAGCCCAGTAAACAAATACTGGGTGAAGCACGTTCACAAATGGAAAAAGCCCAGGCAGTTATTAATGCTGCAAAATGGGAAGCAGCACGTGCATGGTGTAAAAGTCAAGGACTGGGTTTCCGCATTATTACTGAAAATGAAATATTCAACAAGCCACAGGGATCCAAAAGGAAGAAGAAGTGATACCAAAAAAACCAGATGTACCATATATGATTTCACTAGGTACAAGTCATACTGCTGGCGAATGCGATGAAACAAACCTAGAGTTAACCTTTGCTGATTATATAGCAGAAGACCTAGGATTAGAATTAATAAAGATAGGTTTACCAGGTTGTGATAATTTAGAGTTATTATTTGCGTTTAACAAACTACTTAGAAGCGGCATAATTACCGATGAAAATATGAAATTATTTATTTTCGAACCAAGAATTATAGATGTATCTGGCAGAATACCACTAGAAGCAGTAATCAACGATAATGATTTAGAAAACATATTAGATAGTCTATTAGAACATGATATTCATATACATCATGAATATTTTACAAAAGAATTTATTTCTTTTTCTTTATATTATTATGGTGGTACAGAAGATATAGATCAATGGATTAAAGATGGTATAGATGCAATCTACAACTTTACTGGTTATAAATGTAAACCACACGTGTACAGTAATAAGGCACTAAGTGATTACAGCAAGTATATAATAAATCATTCAAGTACATTTATGCAACAAGCCAATAACCTGGCATTAATAGAATCTGTATTAAATCATTTGAAATATACAAATAAGAATTATTTCTGGCTAACCTTTAATTTTATGGGGGGTTCATTATTGGATAAGATAATTAAGAAATACTACAATGAAAATTTAGAAAATACTTTATTAATGCACACCATAATAGAAAAATTTAAAGATATAGATAACGGAAATCTTCTTTGTGAATGTGAACATATGAATGAATATGGACACAAACATCTATATAATCTAATAATAGACAAGATAAAGGAAGGCTATTATGACAAAACGACTTGAAGAAGAATTTAATCTTCCTCCTATTGAAGATATTGAATTCAACTATGAAGATGATGAAGACGCTGAACCAACGCTGGAAGAAGTGCAAAATGAAATAGCGTTATATAAAGACGAGATGGCATTGACTGAACGTGTTGATGCAGCATTGCCTCTTGTACAGGGTTTAGAAGAACTTGATCGTGAAATGGATGAATACGCTACCAAAGCAATGAACACATTTGAAGAACTATGCGACTTGGGCAAGAACGTAGAAGATCGCCACGCAGCACCAGTATTTGACAGTGCTAGTAAAATGTTAGCAGCCGCTATACAAGCAAAGCAAGCAAAAATGGATAAGAAGCTAAAGATGGTAGAACTTCAAATGCGTAAACAACGTTTGGATATGCAGGAAAAAGAACTACAGCTTAAAATTAAAAAAGCAACTGAAGCTGATGATGAATATGATAGTCCAGCAATTGAGGGCAAGATTGTGGGTGATCGCGCCAGTATGATCGCAGAAATAATGGCAAAAATGAAACAAAACGATAAATAGTAATACTAGGAGACATGGCCATGAAATCTTTCAAATCATATTTGCAGGAATCTGCAAAAACATATACATATAGAATTAAGTTAGCCAAAGAGCTAACCAACGAGGAATTTGACCGTATTGAACGTCACTTAGTAAAGTACAACGTTCAAAAGTTTGGTGCACCAAAGAAACTAATGTTGCAATCAACACCATACGATTTCCCACAGCTACGTGGTTATGAGATCCATGTTGTTGAGTTTACTACAACTATTCCAGCGAGTGCATATCAAATTCAAACAGAGATTCAAAATTTAATTGGCATTAGCGACGGCTTCATGAAAGTGCGCAGTGACCAAGAGCCATTAGAAAAAGCAGAACAGCAAGCTACCGCCGAAAGCAATGGAAAGAGCCTCCTAGAAGATCCAAGCTACGGTGAAGCAGAAACTGTAAAAGCTGAAGATTATTATGGCGACAAATATAACACAAAGTTTGTACAAGAGCTACTAAAGCTACGCAAAGAAAAGGAAAAAGACAATGAATGATCTAGCTAGAATCCTAGGTCTTGCAGGTCTGGCTACAGAACAGAGCGTAGCAAGTCCAGCAGATCGCGAACTAAAAGAATACGGCGAAGAAGGTTGCCCATGCTGTGACGGCGGAAGTTGCATGTGCAAAGGCGATTGTCCAGATTGCAACTGCCATGGTAACAACGAATGGGATGAATCAGTAGAAGAAGCAGCAAAGCCAGACTTTCTAGATGTTGATGGCGACGGTGATACTGAAGAGTCATGGGAAGACGCTGAAGAGGATAAAGAAGAAATGAAAGAATCAGAATGGTGCGACGTATGTGGTAATGATACATGCAGTTGCACAGACACTATGGTTGAGTCACCAACAATGGACACAACACAACTAGTAATCATGATGCGCAACGCAGGCTTGAGTGAAGAAGTTATCTCACAAAAATTAGACGAGTGGGCAAACACCCCAGAGGGCGTTGGCGAAGTTGAACCAACTGTACACGGCGATGCATATGATTTCGCACAGAGTGTTAACCTAAGTCTAAAGCGTTATCTAGATGCACAAGACATGAAAGTGCAAGTCACTGAACATAAAGTTGAGGACATGAAAGCACTTTACGAAGCACACAAAGCAAAGAAATAAGTCCTACTGATAGGGCGGGCCAAAATAGCACCTGCGGGTGCTATTTTTTTGGATAAATATTATTATGGCTAGAGGAACAGCAGATACAAAATTAGTTAAAGATCCGTATCAGAGAGAAACATATACCCCAGAGCAAATCCTAGAGATAGCAAAGTGTGTAGCGGATCCCAAATACTTTATGACAGAACATTGTTGGATTCAACACCCTACAAAGGGACGTATGAAGTTTAGTCTTTTTGATTACCAAAAAGAACTAGTTGACACGTATCAC